GTGGGTTGATTTGTGCGCCGTGGGGGTGCGGGCGTCGCTCAGGGCTGGGTCGCCGGGTTGGATGGCTGTGCTGGCCAGCGTCCCCTGTGCGGTGGTCGCATAGGCCGCATTGCCCTGTGCTGCGGTCAGATACTGCGGGTGTGGGTCGGCGGCGGCTTCGTGGGCGTCAATCGCTGCGGTGATGCCAGTGCCGGCAAGGGCGGCGACAGCAGAGACGGGGGCATCAACGGTTTGCGCCCCCTGATCCATCGCCAGCCTTTCGTTGCCGGTTAATGGCAGCGTGGCATTAGGCAGCCCTGTAATCGTGGTGGTGTCAAGTGTCATTGCCTAAACCTCACGACAGCTGTGCTTGTGTTTGCTGCATCCTTTGTGCTTACGCCGGCCTGATAAGCGACGGCCAAGGTTCCCGCCGCAAGCGCAGTGCCGACAATCCAGCGTGTTACAGCAATAGCGCCCAGTGCTTGCGATTGTTTTGCGAGTACGCTATTGTCGATAGCAGCATTGCGTTCTGCAATGCGCTTCATTTCATCCGCAAGCCCAGAAACTGAGCGCTCCATCTTTTCGCCCAGCTCTTTTAATGCCAGTCGATCTTCCTGCCGGCCTTCCTTCATGGCCCGGTGCTCAGCGCCCATGCCGGCGACAAGCTGCTCGACGATGCCCTCTAGCTTCGCCAGGTCGCGCTCCAGCTTGCCGATTCGTTCGTCGTGGCGCACGGATAGGCCGGCAGGTCAGGACTATCATAAGGGCGCAAGGGTGCGCAGTCTAGGATTAGGTGCGGACGGGGGTGAGTGCCCCATCGCCTTCCCAGTTCGCTACCGCGATGATCGGCTGCTCGGGGTCTTCGCAGTTGAGGCTGAGATCGCCAATCACAACGGTGCCGGTGAGTTTAATGATGCCAGGGATTGTAGTCTTAAAAGTATCGCAATCAGGCGGGAGCTTGTATGATTGCAGAATTAGCTCAATGCCAGCCTTTAGGTCGTCGTCATTTTTGGTAAGCGCAAAATCCAGAAGCTGCCACGCACTTTGCGCAACGCTGGTGTCGTCGGAGAATTGCATCCTGAACGAAAACGACCCGCTCCAGTCGCCCAGGCCAGCTGTGCGCTTTTCGTAATCATCGGCTTGCGTTGTTTGCCGCAGCATTTCACGCCTGAGCCGTGCATTCCATGAAAAGATATTGGCGACGAACTTGAGGCCGTTGCCTAAATTGATCTGGGCTGCTCCATCGGAGCCGACAAGAAGTGACATGATTAAACAACGCGGGCGAGAAGAAGAGGGTTGGGGCAAGTGTCAAAGCTGTTATTTGCAAACTGCAGGACTTCCCATTCTTCAGTGCCAGCAGTAATGACAACGCGGCTGCCGTAGGCAAATTGAGTAGCGGTAAAAGGAAAATAAATCGCAAAATCATCAGGCAACCGTTCATTGAGGTACGGGCTATATGATGGGCCGAACAGCACGGGAATATAGTCCGTGGAATAGGCAGGATTGACGCTGCTTAGGCCAACTGGGACCATGATTGTCGCAAGTCCGTTAATGGTTTTGGGGTTACTGCTCAAATCGCCAAAATTGGTGGTATCTGAGGAAAGCGGATTGTTAGAGTTGGTAGTGGCGCTATAAGCTTGATAGGAGTTTAGCGTAGTCGCTTCGTCTCTGTAGCCGTTCACGCTAGTCCCTCTCAGCGCGTGGCCAGCAGCGAAACTTCTCCGAATACGGCATCGGGAATCAAATCTGATTGATGCTGAAGAAGAGGTGTTATTGGCGGCTCGCACTATGGCTGTCGGCGTTATGAAATGATGGAACACTGTTTTATCAAGATCCAGCCACGACACACGCGATACATTTGCAGGCGCAATCATAAACGGGAACGGCACCGCGCCATTGCGAAACACGAACCACGAATAATCCGAATCGTCCGCTGACGTATATCTGACAATCGACGCTTCAGTACCCGTGATCAACGTGCCGCCGATGGAAAAGTGGTTAGTGGTTACGTTTGTAGCAGTAGAGTAAAAGTCAAGGTATTGCGTGCCCGTTGGAGCATCGGTCGCGGCACTCCAGCCCGTTGCAATTTGCACGCCCACGAACGTAGTGCTAAACATAAACCAGTAGTAGCACTTGCCGTAAGTGGCGTCACCGTCGTATGTGACCTCAAGTATTCTGTTTTCAATGCCGCCATTGGAGAAGCTGTCATGCCAATCCGTCATCAAGCCGGCGTCGATAAACGCATCCTTGAATTGGTCGGCAAGTCCAGCGGCGGTCCATACGGGACTGGCTGAGTACGTTTGCTTGGTGACAGCCATGATTACATCAATTCGATTGTGGGGATTGGCAGCTGCAGGCTGTCGCTGGCAAGTGAAGCAGAGCCCTCATCAAACTCTAGCAAGAAGTCGCCATTCTGGCCAAGGCTTAGCTCAACGTTACCAGGGCCGCTGAAGTCAAGACTTGGCGACAAGATAACAACAGAGTCGATATTGTCGCCAGGGTCAAGGAAGAATACGATATTTGCAGAGCTGAGCCCAAGGATCGCAGGCTGAACGCCAAGCCTTAAACCGTTTGACGGAGCGACTGGTGCTGTTGGCCTGGTGGGTCCGTATGTAGATACAAATGTCAGCTCATAAACAAGATCAATTTTGACATTAAATCGTCCATTTTTGACAGACTCCTTGCGCGGCTCGCCTGCAATCGACCAGGTAGTTCCCGTCAGCCTTTTTCTAAAGTCGGCGCTGTCGCATCCGAAGACCAGCTCAAATGGCATGAAGTCCAGCGGCCACTGCCCACCGCCGGTCGCCCGCCATGGCAGCAGCAGCGCCAATGCTTCGGCGTTTGTTCTATTGTCAAACTCAAGCCGCCATTCAGCGCCATTTGGCAGGCTGCCGAGAATCTCGGGGAATGCTGACGACCGCCAGCTATTCGTGATGATGGGATAATCGGGCAGCCGCAGTTCCCAGCGCGTCGGGACATAGGCCGGCAGGGAAAATGTCATGTGTCGTACCTCGCAAAGCCGCGCACGCCAATCGGCATCCGCACCGTGCAGCGCCCTTTCTTTACTGCTTCAACTTGCGGAGCGCCAACAAAGTGCCATGTCGCGCCAGGGAACGGCAGCGCAAGCAGGCTGTTGAGCCCTCCGCTGGTGCCGGCGAGGGTGTCGGCGGAAAACGTCAATCGCCCATAGATGCCGTAGTTCAGATCCCACACCCGGCACAGTTGTTCAGCTTGCGTGTACGTTATATTTTCCCAAGCAAGCTCCATTTTATCGCCGGTTGGCCTGCTGGATAGCCCCCAGCGGACGGTGCGCCCGTTGCGCATCTTCATCCGGCCCTGCGGCCAGCGCCCCATGGTGTAGCTTCTCGCGGTTGGGACGATTCCAGGCAGTGCCGTGACGATGCTCATAGCTCAATCACCCAGTTGGCATCGGTGACGTATGTAGTCCAATTTACCCCAAGCAGGCTGATGCCGTTGGAGTTGGTTGGATGGTGGAAAGCGTCAATCGTAATAACACCTTCCGCGTCAATGTCTATCTTTTTAATTTCATAAGTGCGCTGCACTGTGCCGCTTCTCGGTATGGCGAAAAAACATTCGCGTGGAGATTCGGCCAGTCCATCAACAATTAGAATGCTTTGCTGTTGCGGGTCAGTATCCAGATCCCATGTTAGCGCTGGGTAAAAGCCGTCCAGTGCCGGCAAAAGATCGGGCCGCGTCGTGACGATTGTTCCGTTTTCTTGTATAAAACCCTGCACGGCTTTGTTGTAGTTGATAACATCAATGTCGAGCTTAAAGTAGCCGCCAGATCGCAGCTCAGCCGCCAGCACGTCTGGCGTGGTCTTGAAGCTGATGCGGTGATCATGCAAGGTAACAAATCGGATCAAATAGCAAGCTGCGTCAATCGCCTGCTTGTAATTAGTGCACCACTTCGACAAGTCAAGCGTGCGGACTGGTGCATTGGCGCTGGTGCCAATTTGCCGAACAGTTGCAACACGTTCACGCGGGAACAGCGGCGCTTCTTGGCCAACAGATTCTTCGCGCCATTTCACTTGAACGATAAACGGCTGCCTGGTCAGGTAGTCGATGCTGTCGAGCTTAAATGAGCCCTCTTCGATATTGCCGTTATTGAACTGAGCTTCAATCTTTAGCGGCGCGTTAAACTCAATCGCTTTCCTTAAATGATAAACCCCGCCCAACTTGACCAGCTTCAGCAAATGCGCCTGAGCGGTTTCTGTTGCCCAGTCAAGAATGTTAAGCGGTTCGTCTTCAACGGCATCGTAAAAGTATTCGCGGTCTTGGCACCATTGCGCTCCCTCTTGGAAACTGGGGCGATCAATTTGCGCAAGCTGCGTTTTCGGGTATGCGCCAAGCTCGCTGCTTGTCATTAGCTCGCGCAACCAGTCGGGGAACAAATGGCTTGCCCCTATGGTGTCGCTGTTCAGCAGTCTCGGCATTTCATAGCCGTTGTTGCAAAAGCCGCTGAACTGCCCCAGGCTATTAAACTCCAGCGATGCTGCGATGTTCACGCCAATGCCAGACAAGCCCTGGTAGGACGGCACAAGGTCAAGGTCGCCATAGAAGTTGACGTGCTTGATTTCATGCTCGGGAGCTGTGCCAACAGTCGTTTGTACGTTGTCATACGGAAGGGCCTCTGCGAATCTGGCATAGCCGTCAAGCATCGTGTCGTATTCTTGATCGGACCAGCCCAGGCCAATGTCTACGCCTGGCTCAAGCTGCTTAATTTCACGCCTCTTGCGCACAGTTGGGTTAATTGTGCGGCCAGTCGTTGATACGGTTACGCCGCCAGAGGTAGTGCTGACTTGCGAGCCGGTGTTAGTGTCAAGCACAACAACCCTAGTTAGCCCATCACGACGTATCTCCCAGCTGGAGACCGGCTCAAATCTGACTTCCCATCTTTTGTACGAGGGAAAACTGATACGCAGATAATTGTAAATGTCTTCTGACGTTACGCCACCAACGGCGAACACCTCAGGGAAGTCTGTCCATGTAGCGCCGCGATCATCGCTGTACTGCATCGCAAACGTGCTGTACCGGCGTGCTTTCGTGGTAACGAGGCTGCCGCTGCTGTCGAAGCGTGAAACTGTCAGGCGGCCTTCAGCATCATCATCAACCTGCTCCTGGCCGGCTTTTGCATTGATCTCTTGTATTGTCGGGCACGACCGAAAGCCCGTCATGCCATTTACCGTAATGCCGACTTTCGACTTAATGACAACTTCGCATACCTTGTATTCCCTGACCGCACCAAATGATGCGATGGCCATGCGGAAGATTTGCGAGGCTTGCGAGCACAGCTTGTAGCGACCTGCCGTGTTATTTGCCATATCGGCAAAATCGTCGTCCGGGTCGTATTCAGGCGGGAGGATCGTCGTGCCCTGCTCGGGTGTATTCAGAAAGCCTTGGCCGCCAAACTGCACGCGACCTGCTTTAACAACAGTGAAGATATACTCCATCCTGTTGCCGTTACCGACCGGATCATCTTCCGAGTCACTGATAAAGATTGTTTCGTTTGTTGCTGGGTCCGGTATCCGCTCTTCCAAGATCGCCCAGCATGTGCCAATCCGATACAGCTCATTGGGAATCAGCGCGTCGTCAGCAGCATTTTGCACGCCGGCAACAGAAGCGGCAACCCCCGCCATGTCCTGCTTGGAGTCAGCTTTGTTGTTTTTGATTCTACAGTTGCTGGTGTCAAACTTAATCTTGGTTTCTGCGTCCGTGCTAGGGCCAAGTACATAGCGCAATCTATCGCCAACGCTTACGTCTTGCGCTTGGATGTTGAAACTTTCACTTGTGTCCCCTGCAGGGCTTGTCCATGTAGACGATCCCGATGCGCTGTACTGTCTCAGCACCCCACGCATCGACCAGAAATACTTGCCCTTCCATAGCTCGACCAGCGCTGCCGCATCGTCGTCTGTTTTAACATCGCCATCACTGTTGACCCTGGCTGTGACTGTCGGCTGTATTTGCACCGTCGAGCGGTGAGTCATTAAGTTTGGGCACCAGCCATAGAGCCCAAATGCTGTGCTCGTTGACGGGCTTTCCGCCATGCAGAAAGCTCTCTTGAACTCGCTGCCAGTGTTGATCGAAAACACATCTGCAGCGCCGGCATTGGTGAAGTTGCCAACGTCCCTGCTTGCTTCCCTGCCGGCGATCAGTCGGGCGCTGGTTATGCGGCCACCTGTGGGGGTGTAGTAAATCGAGTATCTTGCAGCTCTACTCAGCGCAGTGCCGGTGTAGGCATAGGCGCCCAGTGTGTTGTTGCCAAATGCCCAGCCGCGCTGATCCCAGGCATTTGCTGCCATGTCGGCGGTGCCGGCAAGAAAGATGCCACGAAACATCAGCGATCCGTTGAGCGCCAACACTTGCGACCACACCAGCGGCAGATTAACGCGCACACCGCCTAAATTGCCTTCACGCTTGGCAATGACGACCGGCACAAACTGCCCGGTCTCCGCTGGCTGCTGCAGCGAGTCAAAACCAAAACGCGGCGATGATCGTTGATTGCTTGTGCGCGGGTCGCGCTTGCTGCGCTTGGTGACAATTCGCGCCTGCTGCGGTGTTGGGAACAGCAGCGATGAAAGCAGCGTGACACCAACTGCAATGGCAATGTTGATCAGCACTGGCACCAGCGGGCCAGCACGCACACCTTCCGCCGGCTTTTCGATAGAATGCTTCAGCGTGATCGCTTTCCATTCCTGATACTTGTCTTGGCTGATGCCAAGGATCTCGGCTAAGCGCTTTTCGTATGGAAGGAGCGGGATCATTGCAGGCGGTACAGCTTGAGCCGGCGGAAAGCGGAAAACGGGCCGACGATTAACCGGCCATGATGCCGCACTGTAAGCAAGGTCTGGGCATCAACCAACACGCCAACGCCAAAGCTGTCGTCTTGGTTGTCGAAGCGGATCAGCGCCCCGGCCTCAGGCTGCTCGATGGGGGTTGTCATGTCCAGCCAATCCCACCGGAGCCCCTGCCAGGCGCCCGCCTGCGCGTCGGAATACCAGTGCTCCATGCGATCTGCCGGCCAGTGCATCCCAAGCTCTTCGCGGGCCGCCTGCGCGGTCCTGAAGCAGCACGCTGCCTTGCCATCCCTCGGGTCGGCGCCAAGCGCCCAGGGGAGCCCCACCCAGCCGCGCCAGAAGCTCAAAACGTGAGCCCTCCGCTGGATGGCAGCGGGCCGACTTGAGCAGCCGTGAGCCTGCGGGTTGGAGACGTGCCGGCCACAAAATTAAGCGGGTTGGCGAGCTTCAGCGTAACAACTGCCAGCTCGTCCTCTTCGCCAGGCACCGCATCGGCATAGCCAAACGAATCGCAAGCGCAAATCGTAGAGCTGAGGATACCAGCCTCGGAGTACGTTGGATAGCCTGTTTCGTTTATCGGTGGGGTGCCAAGCAGGAGCATGGTATCGACCCTGATGAAATAACGGTTTTCTGACGCCTGCCAAAGCAGTGCGGCTGAGATCATGTTAGCTGGAGCGATCAGCTCTAGCTCTCCCGCCTCGGTCCCGTCAGAGGAATAGTCGCCAGCAATACTAAAAGGGCTGAACACATAGCTCAGCCCGCCATAAACTCTTGTTTCGCTCGGGAAATACGGTTGAAAGAGTTGGCGCGGAGAGAATTGAGCCGCCGTGGCGTTTAGAAGCTCAATGTACGGCATTACGGTAAGCATTTAGATTCCGGTGTATTCGCGTATCTGCTGGTTGTTGCGCATCCCAGCGTACGTCATGGCTTGGGTGCGCTTGGATGTGGATTCCATTCCCTTGCGGAATTGCTCCTCGGTAACATAGCGCTCGCCACGCTGTTCTGTCACGGTGTAGCGAATGTCGATGGGGTCGTTGCCGGAGTCGCCTTGCTGCAATGCAGCGGCCTTTTCCATATCAGAACGTGGCACGACGCGACCGCTAACGCCAGGGAAGAAAAACTCGGGCTCATTTTCGCCCACGACATACCCCTTGCCGCGTGTTGCGGTGCCGCCATTAGCCCGGAAACCGCCAAAGGGGAAGCTCGGCAGCGGGGGCGCACCGGGGAAGAAGCTGCCCAAGATGTTCGGCGCAGCGCTGGAGAATGCCGAGCCGATGCCGGAAGCTGCCGCTGAGCCAAAGCCGCTGAGTGCACCCGAGATCCCCATTTGAGCGGTCACGGTCTGCAGCGCAATGCCAAAGGCCATCACCGAGTTGCTCGCGGCCAGGGAGGCGCTACCAAGCGCTTGCGGGCCGGCAGCAGCGGAGGTGCCACCGAGCATCTTGGTCAGTGAGCCGTCAGGGCCGCCCAGCCTTGCAGCCAGCCCGCGTTGCATGATCGTCGTCAGCTGCTGCTGTGCGCTATCAGCAAAGCTGCGAGCAATGCTGTTCAGCGTTTCACGGCCTACATCTTGCAGAGGCCATTAGTGAGTGCGCCGGAAAGCGCGTTGGATACATCAACGATGTTCTTTTCAAGGTTGCCCCAGATTAGCTGCTGATCTTCAAGCAACAGCGCTTCTTTTGCAAGTTGAGCAGCTCTATCAGTGTCGCCGTTAAACTCAGTCAATCCTTGCTCAAAAGCACGCGCACCAGCTCCAACCAGTCCAGCACGCAACCCAGCGCCGACAAAGCGCGTATCCTGCCGCAGCTTGTTAATTTGCTTGTTAAACTCATTCTGCTTCCGCAGCTCTTCGGTTTCAGCTGTGAGATTGCGCAGCTTGCTTTGCTGATCTTCATCAGCTTGGCGGTAAAGCGATGATGCCATTATCAGCTCAACATTGCTTGCCTCCAGCTCGCCGCGCTCCAGCGCTGCAGCTTCCGCTTTGGCCAAGGCGAGATTTTCCTGCAGTTGCAGGATTTCAGTGCGGACACGCTCTTGGTTTTGCAGCTTGTTATTGAGATCCAGGTTTTTGCGGCGCTGCTCTTCTTCTTTCTTGGCAATGTCGATAGCAAGATCAGCTTGCGTGTTGACCTGTTTTACAAGATCAGCATTGCCTGCATACTGCTGCTGGACTTTGGAGAGCGCGTTGGTGCGGTCTTTTTCAAGTTGCGCGATCCTGGCTGTCGTCTCTGCCTGAATATCGGCAATCGAAGCAGCTTCATCGCTGAGCGCCATATCTTGTCGCCTTGCTTCGACTTGCAGCTTGAGCGTTTCATATTGCTGCTCAAGTTGAGGCAGTTGATTAGCTTGCAGGATCTGCTCAATTTGCCCAAGTTCGACACCTTTCTGCCGGAGCTGGACCTGCTCTTCAAGCAGTCGTTGTGCTTCCTGCTCGCCGCCAACCATGCGCGACAGCACGGCCATGCGCTCAGCGTTAATCGGCGCAGCGGAAGGCGTAGCGCCGACCGCGACCGGGTTAAAGCGCGGCTGGGGGATATTGGACACTTGCGCGGCGGCGCCAGTCATTGTGCTGGTCGAGCCGGCGGCGAGGTGGATGCCAAGGTTGCCCCTGGCGGTGGTCCCGCCAAACCCTGTCGCGCCTCCCATGTCCCTGACATTGGCAAGCGGAATGCCAACTGGCGTGCCTTCTCTAGCTATCAAGTCGATAGCGTAAGTTCCTGCATCGACACGTCTAGCGTGCCGGTCAATGCCGCGCTGCACAGCTGCTTCAAGCGCAGCACCAGAAAGCCGAGTTGCGTCAACGTCTCCGCTTAGATCGCCGCCGATAAGGGTTTGCACATTGCGGGCAGTATTTGCCCGAATGGCGTCCATCGCGTCTGCTACGACTGCCTGCCGAATCGAGCCACGAATGTCCAGCATTCCGTAGCCAGGCTCCAGCGTTAGGTCGCCAGTTCGGCCAAACCTGGCAGAGCCCATCGCGGCTCCAGGCATTGCGCCGGGGGCGCCCATTGCCGCTTGAGGGTTGAAGCCATAGCGCCTGGCGTGGCCTAGCACCAGGCCGGGGTATTCGCGTGACTCGCGGCTATTCCCTGCCGGCGTTACCTGCTGTGCGCCAGGGCCTTGATTGTATGCACGCAAGCCAGCTTCGACGCTGCCAAACATGTCAATCATCTGACGCAGATACCGCGCCCCGCCTTCAAGGTTTTGTTGCATATTGCGCGGGTCAACGCCAAGCTCTCGGGCCGTGCCAGGCATGAGCTGAGCAAGTCCGACCGCGCCAGAGCTGCTTACAGCTCGCGGATTGAAGTTTGACTCCTGCCTGACAAGGCCAGCGAGCAGTCGGGGATCGACATTGGCGTTGCGAGCAGCCGTGTCGATTTCCGTCATGTACGGAATGCGCTCCAGCGGGGAGACAGGCGCATAGGGCGCCAAGCCGCTAACAGCGCCGCCCACTTCAGGCAGTGTCATAGCTTGCCGCATAAAATCAGCGGCCTCTCTTGCGCGTTGCAGCACATAGTCCGCAACGCTCATCTTGTAATCTTCAACAGAGCGCGTGTAAGAGAGCTTGCGCCGTTCAATGTCTTCGATCTCGCGTGCATTTGTGCGCTTGTAGTCTTCAACATCACGATTAAGCTTAGCCATTGTCAGCTCAAGCTTCCTGCGTGATTGTTCTATATCCGCTTCGCCTTCCTTGCGCGTCCGCATCACTTCGCGGACATTGGTGAGCAGCTGCTGCTCAAAGCCGGTTGCTGCTGCAAATGCTTCGCGTGCGCCAAGGTCGCCGCGCTCGATCCGATTCTGCGCCGCTGCACGGTTATTTTCAATCTCCTTTTCTGCAACCTGTTGCCGCAGGTCAAATATCTCGCGCTGTTTTCTGTAGGAGTAATCCGCAATCTCTCTGTTGATGTCAGCGCCTTCACGTTGCAGATCGTAAGCGCGACGTTGCAGCTGGAACGCTTCGCGGTAGGCAGACTTGATCTGATCCGCAATTCTGCGCGATTCTTGGATGCGGGTCGATTCGGAGGCAAATGCTTCTTGGGGTGTGAGCGGTACTTGCGCACGCTCATTGGGAAAGCGTTGCGACAACTCTTGGCGCGACAATTCGTCGAGCCTTGCGTCAAACTCTTGCTTGTTGCCAAACGAGCCGAAGGGACCACGAGCCGTTTCCCTGATCGCCTGGCTCCTAAGTTCCTCGAACCTTTGCGGGTCAAGTCGCTGCAACCGGCTTTGGCCGGAGAAGCCGCCAATTTCGCCGGCAGCAGCACCCAAGAAATCAACAAATCCCTGCAGCACCGGCAGTAGTCGCGTCTGGATTTCAGCAGCGATAGCACCCCACTGCTCTTGCAGTCGCTTCTGCGCAGCATCCAATTCGGTCAGCTCTGTAATGGCACCAGGGCCGAGCCGCTTTTGCACTTCCTGTAATACAAGCGTTTGCGCGTCATAAGCGCGACCAACAGATTGCAGCTGTTCAACTTGGAACTTCAGAGCCGCTTGCTTCCAGTGCGGCAATGGTATCGTTGGGGGACTTGAGCGATGCCGCGAGAGTCCCAAGATTCTGAGTTAGCATGTCTATCTGCATACCAATCGCAGATCCGACAAGGCCGCCGGCAAAGCCAGTACCGGGACCAAGAAGCGAGGCCGCGCCGCCCACCGCGCCGCCCAAGGCTGTAGCTGAGCCTTGGCCAAATAGCAACGGGAATGCGCCGCCGATTGCCGTTTGCGAAATCACTTCCCTAATGGCGCCTCTTCTGGAAAGCGCGAGATTGCGCATGGCGCCGCGCCGCTGCGTAATTGGCAGCTGCCCGTAAAGCTGCTGCAGCTGGCCGTAGTTCCTGAAAATATCAATAGGCGCCCTTTCGGATTCCAGTGCTTCTATTTGATCCGCAGTTCGCCGCTGCCCAATCGTAAATTGCGCCCTGCGCTCACGCACAATGGCCGAACGTGTTGCGCGAACCTGATCTGTCGTAAGCGCCTGGGTTGCGCCAGCCTCAACATAAGCGCGGCGAGCAGTTTGCACGGCCTGCCTTGCTGCTGCAATGTCAGCATTTAGAGAGCGTTGCGCTTGCTCTGCATCGATAAGCGAGCGGATATAGCCGTCCATCGTTAAGGCGAATTGCCCACGTCGCCTTTCGTCAACAGACGTATTTGTTAGCGCCCCATAGGACATTTGAGACACTACTTGCGCGTCTGCCAGAATCGCGCTCAGGGGGCGCCTGGTAAGCCGGCGAAACGGAGTCGGGCCACCACCGCCAGGGCCGCCGCCGAAGCCGCCACCAGCGCCTGGGCCACCTGGGCCACCACCGCCAGGGCCACCTGGGCCACCACCGCCAGGGCCGGCGAAAGCCTGCCCAAAACTCGCAACAAATCTGGAAGCGGACGACGCGGCCCTTCTCAGCGCTTCGGAGATCCGGTCAACCCAGCTCGGGTCTTGATAGGGGGCCGCGCCTGCGCCAGCCCCTGCGGCCTCCCTGGTGACATCCTCGACGCGCACGGGAATGACTCGCTGATCCGGCGCAAAGCGAGTCAAAGCGCTTGGCCCCGCAAGCGCCATTCCGCGACTGGCTCCAGCCCGTGGAAGAATTAACTGCTTGCGGAAAGCAAACGAGTCTCTTGCAAACCTAGAAATGTTGCGCCTTGCTATCTCTAGGTCATAGGAAGTTTGCAGCGACTCAAACCCGGACGTGCTTACAGCCCTAGCCGTTTCCCCAGCTTGCGGAAGCGACCTTTGGCCGCGCCGCGAGCGCGGTTCAGCCATCCATGGCTGCCAAGCCATGATCTCCTGCAGCGCATACGGCGTACGCTCCGCCCCTGTCCAAATACTGGCAGGATTTAATGACTTGAAATAATTGGCAAACAGCTTTTTAATTTCATTGAAAAGCTCATCGCCTCCTTGCGAGATCATGGAGGGGTCCATAAACCTACTGGCCTGCCTGCTTGCCATGCCGGCAAGATCAGTGGTTATCATCCGGCTGGGCAGCATTCGCAGCATCCGGCCAGCCTCGGCGGGGCGAGTCGTCTGCTCTGCCATCCTGTCAAGCAGCTCATTGAAATTAGGAAGCCCCCGAGCGATTGGCCGCATGTTTCGCGGCATTTTTATTGCAAGCCTTAGCTCGTCGATTCGGCTGGTAATGCTATCAATTACGCTTTCGTCAACTTCCCGCAGGAGTCTTTCAACCTCTGCAACCATTTCTTGGGGCGAAGTGCCCTTTGGCAAACTTCCGCCAAGCGCTTTGATGTAACGCTGGGCGAGGGATTGGTTGATGCCGCCAGAAGACTGGGGGCGCTGAACCCGTTGCTGGAAGCGCTCGATCAGCCCCTGCCTGGCAGCGCTTTGGCGTGCGCCAGCAACGGCATCGCTGTAGAGCCTGCCGGTCAGGCCGTTGGCCATGGCCTCGCCGGCACGTCGAGCGATGTCCTCGGGCGAAATGCCGCTTGGGCCAGAGGGGCCTTGCGGAGGCATCGGGGGGCGCCCTCCTGCGCGACCAGCACTCGGAGGATTCCTGTATCTATAGTCTATGTTAATAACATATCTTTTTTCAGTGAGCTTGTTAAGCTGTTCGC